TTGAGGATCTGGCCTATGGGCTCGGCCGCCGCTTCGCTGAGGAGCGCGATCGCCTGGGCGATCTGACGTTGACGCTTAAGGCCGAGATCGATGCGCACAAGACAGCCGCGCTGCTCGAAGTCACGCAGGCGCTTGCCACGGTGAAGGACGGCGAGCCGGGACTGCCAGGCGAGCGCGGGGAAAAGGGGGAGCCCGGCCAGCGTGGCGAGAAGGGCGATCCCGGCGCGGTGCCGGAACTGACCGACGATCTGACTGCGGCCGTGCTGGACAAGACACGCGAGGACCGGCTGGAACTAGACGAGAAACTGTTTGCGGCGACCCGGCGATTCGAACGGCTGTCCACAGAACTCGAGGAGCGGCTGGCAACCGTCAAGGACGGCGAGCCGGGACCGCCCGGTCCTGAAGGCGCGCCCGGTCGTGACTTTACCGGCGAGGCGCGTGGAAAATACAACAACAGCGAGACCTACCTGAAGTTCGACCGCGTTGCCTACAACGGCTCGGAATGGATAGCGCGGAAGGATGATCCGGGGCCGCTTCCCGGAGAGGGCTGGATGCTCGGCGTGCAGGGCAAGGTGGGACGGCCTGGAGTGCCCGGCGCCGGCATTCAGCGCGCCATCACGAAGGACTACGCGCTGGTGCTCGAGACCACCGATGGCAAGGTGCTAACCATCGACATGCGCGGCATGTTCGAGCGTTACGACGAGGAGCGGCAATGAGCCACACGTTCACCTCAGTCGACACGACGACGCTGCCGGCAGCCATGCTGCAGATGACCAAGAGCCATCTGCGCGTCGACGTCGATGAGGACAATGCGGCCATCACGGAATACCTGGCATGGGCGATCGACTATGCCTCGAAGTTCTGGGAGCTGCAGATCTTCGCGGCCGCCGTGGCTTTCAAGCCGGATGGCGGCGCTACCTCTTATGCCTGTCCGGTGCGGCCGGTCAGCACTTTCACCGCGGCCGATGCCGGCGGCGACGTGTCGGTCGACTATCTGCTGCAAAGCGCCAGCCTGACCGAGCCGGCATGGCTGGTGCGCAGCGACGGCGCCGCATTCCCGACCGGCGTCACCTTCAGCCTGACCGCCGGCTATGCGGCATTGACCGACCTCAGCCCGGCCATGCGCGGCAACATCCTGCGCATCGCCGCGACGATGTACGAGCACCGCGAGACGGTCACCACGGAAACGGTCGACCAGGTGCCGTACTGGCTCAACGACATGATGGGCGGGTTGTGGGTGCCGAGGGCCTAGATGGATGCGCAGCCGACCAGAATCCGACGCGAGGTTTCCGGCAGCGGCCTGCCGGACCAGGTCGCGCTGTGGGCTGACAGCCGGACGCTCGAGGGCACCGACGACCTGCTGTTCGACGGCAAGCTGCTCAAGGTAAAGGGTGAGCCGCTCATCACCGACGCGCCGAAGGACGGCGCCCTGCATGCCCGCCGCAACGGCGAGTGGGAAGCGTTCCAGCCCGGCGAGGGCGTCGTTAGTGGCGGCGGTGGTGGCGGCGCGGGTTCGGGCGACGGCAGCGGCGCGGGCCCGCCTGGCCCGCAGGGGCCGGAAGGACCGCAAGGGCCGGCAGGGTCGACGGGCGCGACAGGACCGGCAGGGCCGCAAGGCGCCACGGGCGCAACCGGGTCAACAGGGCCTGCAGGACCGCAGGGCGACACCGGTATCCAAGGACCGACTGGTCCGGCAGGGCCGCCCGGACCGGAAGGACCAGCCGGCACCGGGAGCGCCGACACCGCCGCGCAAATTCTGGCCAAGCTGGTCACCGTCGACGGCACCGGAAGCGGACTCGATGCCGATCTGTTGGATGGCCAGAGTGGTGCCTATTATCTCGCGCTCGGCAACGCGACCGGGACCGTCACTGACGCGCAGCATGGGAATCGTGGCGGCGGCGCACTGCACGCAACGGCAACAGCGTCCGTCGCCGGGTTCCTCGTCGATGCAGCCAGCGACAGCAAGCAGTACGCCCGCCGTGACGGCGCCTGGGTCGAGGTCGTGGCGTTCACCTCGTCGGCAGTGCATGAATACATGCTCAACGCTACGACATCAGCGCCGCCAGCGGCCGGTACCGTGCGTTTCAACAACGCCACGCCGTCGGCCGCCACCACGCTCTGGTTCAACTACACGAACTATGACGGGGTCGACACCAAGACCTACTTCGCGCAGCGCGTCAAAGTGGGCGACACGTTCTATTTCCAGGACCGCGACGACGCATCCAAGTGGCAGCTCTACGAGCTGAATGCCGCCTATACCGACGCCGGTACATACGCGACGATGCCTGTCACTTGGCGGGCCGGCGGCGCTACGATCGGAGCGGCGCGTATCATCGTTTCCCGTGAAGGCGCAAGCGTCTCAAACCCGATCGGCGAAGCTCCGAACGATGGCAAGCCTTATGTCCGCAAATCGGCGAACTGGGATGATTTCACCGATGACATGGCGCTCAAGCTGGATGCTTCCGCCTATACCGCCGCCGATGTGCTGACCAAGGTCAAGACGGTAGACGGTGCGGCGTCAGGCCTCGATGCCGATCTGCTCGATGCGCAGGACGGCGCCTATTATCTCGCCAGAGCCAATCACACCGGAACACAGGCCAGCACCACCATTACCGGGCTGGGGACGGCGGCGGTGAAAAACCTTCATGTTGGCACGACGGCGCCCGGCAGTCCGGCGACTGGCGACCTTTGGGTCAACACGACGTGAGAAAACGCTGATGGCCTGGACGATCGTTGGCGTTTCGTCGGTCGTAGAGGCTACCGCCACGCCGCTGACGCTGACCGAGCCGGCCGGGGTCGCCGACGGCGATCTGCTGGTCGCCTGCATTGCCTCCCGCACCACCGCGACGACGGCTGTCACTGCCACCGGCTGGACCGCGGTCGGTTCGCAGAACAACAACAACACACTGACCACCGGCAGCGCGCTCGCATCCGGCACGATGCTGTATCTGATACGATCTGGAACGCCGACACTGGCTTTCACGCTGCCGACTGGCATCAGCGTAGCGTTGGGCCGCATCGTCGCCTATCGCGGCCATGCCGCTACTACGCCGCTCGATGTCGCGACGGCAGTTACTACGGCGGTCAGCACCACGTCGGTCAGCGTCACCGGGCTAACGACGACGCAGGCCGACGACCTCATCGTCGCCATGGTCTCGGGCGGCCAGGAAGCGGCCTGGTCGTCCTTCAACGCGACAACTCCTTCCGGCGCGAGCGGCGCGACCGACACCAGCACCGCTCCTTCGGCGACCTGGCGGGAGCGCGCCGATAGCGTCACTACCACAGGTGCCGATACGTCCCTCGGCGTATTCGATGCGCTCAAGACGGCAGCAGGCGCGACCGGCAACCTGACCGCCACGGCTAGCGTCGCCGCCGGCCACGTCGTCATCGCAGGCGCGTTCAAGATCAAGCCTTATTCAGAAACGACGGCATGGAATCCCTTTGACAAGACGGCGACCATGACGCTGTCTAATAGTGACAAGACCGCTACATCATCGTCGGGTATTAACCAAACCGTGCGGTCTACGCGATCGAATACGACCGGGAAATATTATGCGGAAATAAAGGTTAATGCAGCCGTTGCAGGAAGCAATTATTCGATTAAGACGAAATCATCGATTGTAAGCAATACGAGTGAATCATTTCGTCTTGCTTATGACGGTTTGATCTATGCGGCGAGTGGGTCTATCGGAGGTGTTGGTGGCGGTAATATTGCGACCAATGATGTCGTGTGTGTGGCGTGGGACGCCACAGCGAAGCGAGGCTGGTTTCGCAGGAACGGAGGTAATTGGAATAATAATGCTTCTCACGATCCTGGGACTGGCGTGGGCGGTTTTGATGTCTCGGCAGCTCACCCGAGCAGTGAATGCTGCCTGCATTTTGTATCTGGCACTTCGAGTGGATCAGCCACCATTCGCACTGAGGCTGCGGAGCTCACGCAGACCGTGCCGTCCGGCTTCTTGTCGTGGATGGGCGAGACACCGGCCGTCGTTTCCGGCCTCATGGACGTCTGGACAGGCGCTGCCTGGGTGAAGAAACCCATGATGGTCTGGACCGGCAGCGCCTGGGCGCAGAAGCCTGTCATGCGCTGGAATGGATCGGCATGGGTGTGATCCGGCTGCGCGAATGGTCGGTGAAGACGCTCGAGGCGCATGGCGCGTTGGATGCCGAACATGTGACGGCAGCGCAGCGGTTCTGCCGTTCATGGGAGGCCGTGCATGGCATGCGCACGGCGGCGTCCTGCTTTACCGAGCGGATCGACAGCGGTCGCCGGCCGACATCATTCGCCGAGACCAGCCTAGCAGCTGCAACGGATCTTCGGCATGCCAGGATCCTGCTCGGCGAGCACGGCTATGCGCTGGTCGGCAAGGTCTGCGGCGACGGCTACCATATCCGCGACCTCTACCGGACGCGGCGGGAACGGGATACCGCCGCCGACATGCTCAAGGTCTATCTCACCTGCCTCGCGCAGATGTGGCGTTAGGAATATTTTCGGGGGGTCTCGAATAGGGCCAATTAAAGCGTCTTGACAAGCAACGCCACATTGACACGTGCGCACGTCTGGGGGCTTAATAGCGCATTCCCAAAAATTGTGAGCAGTGATGCAGGTCACCGCAAAGGTGCGCGGAAGCCGTGAGACGTCGGCGGCGCTGCGTGCGCTGGCGAAGCAGGTGGCCGTGCCGCTCAATGCCACGTCGCGCTTTGCCCTGCAGCCGACGCTCGCAGCTGCCCGGCGCAACGTGCGGGCGCAGCAGTTCGAGGAAAGCACAGGGGCGCTTGCGGCATCGCTAACCATCAAGCGCCTGCCGAAATCCTCCAAGGTCAATCCGCGGCATCGCGTCGGGCCGGCGGCCGACTTCCAGCGTGGAGACCGCAAGCCGGTAAAATACGCGCACCTGGTCGAGTTCGGCACGGTGCCGAAGACACGGGCCGGCGGCATCGAGTGGCCCGGCTCGGCGCCGCATCCATTCCTCACGCCAGCCTATTACTCCACCCGCGACGAGGTCGTGAAACGCTTCGGCGCCAGGATCGGCCCGGAGATGGAAAAGCGGGCGGCCAAGTTGAACAGGAAAGTGCCGCGCTGATGCCCGAAGGCCTACCCGCGATCGGCGAACTCGATCGTCGCATTGAGCTGCAGCACAACACGCCCTCCGGCAGCAACGACTACAACGAGCCGATCGAGAGCTGGGCGACCTACGACGAGGTCTGGGCGATGCTCGAGTTCCATCGCTCGACTGAGAGCGAGGCATCGGCGCGCCAGTTCGCCAATTTCGGTGCTTACTTCACCATCCGGCATCGCACCGACGTGCAGGCCGAGGATCGCATCGTCTACGAAAGCAACATCTACGAGATCATCGGCCGGCCGCGCGAGCTGGGCCGCCGCCAATACCTGAAGGTCGAGGCGAGGCTCGTCGAATGATCACCGCCGTTTCGCTCGCCATCAAGGCGCTGTCAGCGCAGTCCAGCGTGACCGCCATCACCTCGACGCGGATCTACGTGTCGCCGCTGCCGCAGGGGACAGCACTGCCGGCCATCGCCGTCGCGCTGACGGCCGAGGACGAGGCACTGCTGCTCGCCGGCTCGTCGCAGTATCCGGAATCATCGGTGCAGATCCATTGCCTGGCGGCCAAGGGATCGGCCGCGCTCGACCTCGGCGAGACGGTCAAGCTCGCGCTGCGCGATCTGCTGTTCACATCGGGGTCGATCAAGGCGTCCTTCGTCAAGGAGCCGATCGATTTCCAGGACTGGGCCGACGACCAATCCACCGCCCGCCGCGTCATGTCGTTCGGCATCCGCTGGCGCTAACCTGAAAGGAAACTGCCATGCCCGCAACAACCGGCTTCACTTCCATTGGCGCCCAATTGAAGTTGGGCGATGGCGCCACGCCCGCCGAAGCATTCACCCACATCGGCAACACGACAAACTTCAGCCTTGAGCAGTCGGCCGACCAGATCGACGCCACCCACCTGATGAGCACGAGCGGCTATCGGGAATACAAGGCCGGCTATAAGACCGCGACGGTGACGTTCGAGGGCCACTTCGATCCCGACAGCGCCGAGCAGGCGCCACCCGATGGCATCCTCGGCATGTTCGAGTCCGGCGCGCCTGCCAACTTCCAGGCTGACTTTTCGGGCGCCGACAATGGCGGTATCGGGGCTCCGACCGCGCTGCCGATCTGCGCCTTCGCCGGCGTGGTGACGGCATTCTCGATCACCGCACCGGCCGGCGACATGGTGACCTATACCGGCACCATCAGCATGGCATCGTCGCCGGTGTGGAGTGACGGGACGCCGTGATGGCAAACCGCTTTATCGCGGAGGTCGACGCGCCGGAGTTCGGCGAGGGCTTCACCATCCGGCTCGACATGCACGGGCAGGGCATTCTTGAGACCGAGTTCGGCGCCTTCGACTTCGCGCACAAGGTCGGGCTGGGCATCGCCGTGATGTCGGCCACCTACCTGCTGGCGTTCCTGAAAGTATCGCTGCGCGGGCCCGATGGCGCGGTGGTCAAGGAACTGCCGGAAGTGCCGCCGCCGGTCGAGCCGATCGCCCGCAAGTGCCTCGATGCCTTCGCGCTGTTCCGCTATGGCAAGACCCACGACGAATGGGTGGCCGACAACGAGAACGAGCAGCCGCAAAAGGCTTCCAAGGCAAACCCTACGAAGGCCACGAAAGCCTGACGGGCTATCTCCTGTTCTACGCTTTACGGGCCGGCATTACCGAGCGCGATTTCTGGACGATGACGGCTCACAACGTCGTGATTGCTTTTCGCGCTTCCGAAGAAAACATGTCGCGCCTGGCCTATCGAACGGCGATCTACCAACGCATCGACCACAAGAAACTTCCCACGACGGAAGACGCGATCTTTGCCAGCGCCAAGCCGCAGCGGCAGACCCTGGCGCAGCAATACGCGATGGCCCGGCTGATAACGAAAGTGATGCACTGACATGGTCGCAACAGTCGGATCCATTGCAGTCGATCTCAGCGCCAACACGGCCAAGTTTACTGCCGGGTTCCAGAAGGCCGCGACGACGGTTGACCGCGAATCCAAGCGCATGTCGAATGCCATCAGCGGATTCAGCAAGAAAGCGTCCGGCATAGGGTCCGCATTTATCGGCGGCATTGTGGCCGGCGGCACGCTGGCCGCCATCAGTTCGCTGGCCGGGGCAATTGGCAAGGCGCGTCAGTCGCTTTCCGACTTCGAGGAGATCGGCAATCGGGCCAAGGCGACCGGGCTGAGCACGGATACATTCCAGGCGATTTCGCACGGCGCAGCGCTTGCCGATGTCGAGCAGGAAAGCCTCAACAAGTCGCTGGAGATATTCGCCAAGAACGCCGGCTTGGCCGAGCAGGGCGCCGGCGCGATGTATGCCGGCCTCAAGAAACTCAACCCGGAACTGCTGCTGTCGGTTCTCCACGCCACCGACCAGGAGGAACGCCTCAAACTCGTCGCCGACGCCATGGCGGGCATGACGGATGCGACTGAGAAGGCCGCGCTTGCTACCGCGGTGTTCGGCAAGGGTGGCGCCGAGATGGTCCGCGTGCTCGACCAGGGCAGCCAATCCATCGAGGCGATGAAGCAGAACGCCAAAGACCTTGGCATCATCATTCCCGAGGATCTGATAGCCCGGTCCGGCGCACTGGACGACAAGCTGACGACGTTAGCAAAAGTCATCGAAGTCAACCTCAGTGAAGCGCTCGTCAAGGCCGCGCCGCTGCTCGTCGCCGCCGCCGAGGGCATGGTGAAACTCGCGAAGGGAGCCAACGCTGCCAGCAACGCGTACAACGCGTTTATGGAAGTGCTTCATCCGGAGCCGGTGGCGGTGCTCAACGATGAACTCTACACGACCCAGGTGCGGATGAAGGAAGTCGGGGACGAGGTCAGGGTGGCCGAGGCCGAGCTGGCGAAGCTCAAGGCGGACCTGGTAGGCGCACCGGCCGCTATTGTCGAGGTTCAGACCGCCGAAGCCCAGGCAAAGATAGATGGGCTGCGTGCGCAACTAGATGATCTGGACGCCCACGCGAAAGACATCAAGGTCACCATGGACACCGAGCAGGCCCGCGCCGCGATAGACCAACTCCGCTCGTCCGACCTGGCCGCGCTGAACGCGGATGATGCCGCCCGTGCCAACCGGCCACGCGTCCACCGCGGCGGCACCGGCGGCACCGGCGGCACCGGCACCGGCCGCAGCGGCGGCGCCACCGGTGGCGATGGCAGCGGCGGCTTTGACCCGGAGTTCCTCCGGCAGCGCGCCAACAGCGATGCCATCCTGGAGTACCTGCGCGGGCAAGAGGGGCGATGGGGCACCACGTACCTGCGCGGCGGGCAAGAGACGAATAAGCTGCTGCAGGGAGGCAACGATCTTGCTCAGGCGACGGAAGCGGACATCGAAGAGGCCATCGCGAACCAGGAGCGGGGGATCAAGACGACGGAGAACGGGGTCGACGTGACGAGGTACGGCCTCGAAAACAGCGCCCAGATAATCACCGGCAGCATCGACAGGAACGGTTATTACGTTAGCGGGCGGTTCGAGGAGGCGACCAGTGCGCAGACCAACGCACTGCTGGGGGGGCTGGGAGGCAGCTTCCGCGACATGGGTACCGCGCTGCGGTCGATCCCATGGAACCAGCGCACCATGGCGGCCGCTAATGAAAGTACCGGCTTCAGGTTCTCCGGTCTCGGCAACGCCGACAGTTGGGCCGGCAAGCGCCTGACGATCGGCGGCGGCAGTACATCGATGCACAACCGGTTCGGCAAGGGCTTTTGGGGAACGACAGATCCCGCCTTGTCGATGGGGACGTCTGGCATCGAGGGCACCTCGACGATCACCAGCGGCGGCGGCGCTGCCATCAACGTCAACGTGACCGTCCGACCGATCCTGGAGGGGACGCGGCTGTCAGCGCAGAGCGCGGCGGAAATCAAGCAGGCGGCATCGGCCGGCGCCAATGCGGCCTTGAGGGCGTTCAATGGTCGATAACGTCATCATGGACGAGCGCATGGCGCTCGGCTTCAAGGGCGGCCCGACCTTTTCGACCGACAAGCTGGTGATGGTCAACGGCCAGGAACGCCGGCTGCAGAACCGTTCGGTCGCCATCCACAACTACGTCTGGAGTTTCAAGAACACCTCGCTGGCGATCGAGGCCTCGCTCAAGGCGTTCTGGTTCGATCGGCGCGGTGATTTCAAGGCGTGGCTGCTGAAGGACTGGTCGGACTATTCCGGCACGCTGCAGGCCATCGGCGTCGGCACCGGCGCGCTCACCACCTTCCAGCTCATCAAGACCTATACGGCGGCGGGGTCGAACCCATACCAGCGCACGATCCGGCATATCAAGGCCGGTACGCTGTCGGTTTATGTCGACGGCGTCCTGGCGCCTGACACCGGCTACACGGTCACCGGCACCGGGCTGATTACGTTTTCCGTCGCGCCGGCCAGCGGCAAGATCGTCACGGCCACATATGAATTCTTCGTGCCCGTGCGCTTCGAGGGCGATCGCTTCACATCGATTGTCGACTTCCAGCCGCAGATGGACATCATATCCATTGAAGACGTGACCGCGATCGAGGTCGTCCCGTGAGAAGCTGGGACTCCGCGCTGCTCGCCATGTTGAGCGGCGGCGAAGTCACAAGATGCTTCCTGGCCGAACTCACCAATCCGACCGGTCAGACCGTTCGCCTTACCAACCATGACGTCGATATGATCGTCGGCGCGGACACCTACATCAAGACGCCCGGCTTCAACCTCTCCCGGTATACCGTGAAGAACGGCGGCGAGGCCGCGACGCTCGATTTCGAAATTCCGCTTTCCGATGAGGGGCCGATCCTGATTGAGCATGTTCGCCGCGGCGCATGGCGTGGCGCGACGATCATTGTCTGGGTCGCGGATACGGCCGTCCCGGCGCATCGCAACGTCCTGGCCGAAGGGTTCGTCGGGCGCCTTGATTTCACCGACCGACTTCAGGGTACGATGGAACTGGTCACGCTTGCCGATGCGCTGAAGGACGTCTTGCTGTTCACGATCCAGCCGGCGTGTCCGTTCAAGTTCTGCGGCCGGGAATGCGGCGCCGTTGAAGCGACATGGACGCGGGCGGGCGAGGTGACATCGGTCATCAGCCGCCGCTCCTTCACGGCCACGATCGCCAGTCCCGGTGCTCTTAACTTCGCGCACGGCAAGGTGACGTGGACGTCCGGCGCCAATGCCGGCGCGACCGGCTGGGTGCGCGACTGGACGTCCGGCACGGGGACTTTCGCGATGGTGACCGACTTCCCGTTCGACATCGCGGTCGGCGACGATTTCCAGGTGCTGGCCGGCTGCAGGAAGAACCGCGCCGATTGCGCGGCATATAACAACATCGACCGCTACGGCGGGTTCGACTTCGTGGCGCGCTGATGGTCCTCGCGATAACCGGCGGCGATGCAGGCGCCGCCTCCATGGCCCAGTCACAGTGGGCGCGCTTCCAGCCATCGGGGCCGACGTCGCATACCGAGGTCACAACCAACCCGGCCCAGTTGTCAGCCAGGACAGATGTCAACCAAGCGCAGCAGGCGCTCGGTCAGCCATTGCCGGTCGTCATCGGCACGGGCCGTGTCGATGGCATCTATTTCATCGGCGGCGTCGAGACCGTCTCGACCGTGACGGAGACGACGACGACGACCCCTAACCCGCCATCGAACCAGTATGTCACGATCGTCGGCGGCAACATGGGATCCGCTTCCATGGTGGCCTCGCAGTGGAGAATGTTCGGCGGCGGCAGCACCTCCGTCACCGAGGCAGTGACGGAAATCGAGAACCAGACAATGGCCGGCTATGTCCTGGCCTACGACGCTTACGAGCGCGGATATGATCTGGTCCGGCTGGAGATCGATGGCCAGGTCGTCTACGACATCGAGGCGGGGATCCCGGCCTCGCAGACATTCCGCTTCTATGGCGGCCGGCATGCGTCGACCGACGCGATCCTGACCGAGATCATCGGCGCCAATGCCGGCGCCTACAAGAACTTCGTGATGGTCTTTATCGACGGCTACCCCTCCGATTCGCCGCCGGGGGTGTCAGCCGTGATTTCCAACTACGCCAACAGCGGCATTCCGAAGAAGGCCGATCTTAAGGATCTCATCACCGATATCATGTTCCTGGCCGGGTTCGGACCGGCCGATCTGACGTTCGAGGGTTTTGGCAGCTAATGGCTACGTCAACCCTCTCGTTCCAGGGCTACTTCATCCAGGACGACGACGTGCAATTGTTCAATTTCACAGCCATTGCCCCGTCTACCGTGACGTTCCGGTCATTCTCATACGCGGGTGGCGTGAACGGCGCCGGCGCAACGATCCTGCGCGGTGGATTTGATCCGATGCTCGCCGTCTTCGACGGCGACGGACTCCTGATCGATCAGATCGACGACGACGCGCCTGGCGTGGCGGATGGTGATGGCGTTCCAGTCGACCCGATGACGGGTAACTATCAGGATACACTCTTCACGTTATCGCTGGCAGCGGGAACCTATACCGTAGCCATCATGCAGGTTGACAACTGGGCCAATGGTCCGCTGCTCAGCGACGGCTTTGCGAAAGTCGGACAGGGCAACTACACGGGCGACATTGGGTGCAGCCAGGGGTTCTTCTGCGATACGGCTGGAGGTGATGCAGTCAATCGCGACGGACATTGGGCATTCGACATCATCGGCGTGGAAACAGGTGGCATCGGCGCCGCCATCCCCACCTACGGATTTGTCATCGACAGCGACACCACGGTCCAGACCGTCGTCCGGTCGATAGCGGACATCTATGGAT